TCTGCACGGCGAGCTTTGTCAGCCTCAATGCGGCGTTCTAGCAACTCACGCTGTTGCCGAGCGCGAGCTTCTTGGCGACGGGTGCGATTAGCTTCCTCTGTTGCCTTGCGCTGTTCCGCCTCATCTTTACGCTTTTGCGCTGCTGCCGCTTTTGCTTCTGCCGCTTCTTTTTCTTTGCGTTGCAAATTTTCAGCAGCAGTTAGCAACGCAACCGTTGTTTCGTCTACTTGATCTGCGGTTGCGTTCTTGCCTACATACTCGCGAGCAATGCTACGCGCTGCCCCTTCGGTATTACCCGCATTAATCAAACGCCGAATTTGGTTTAGCGCATTACCTTTAGGTTCTGCTGCACGCAGGTCAGTTAGCTTGTTTTTGTATGTAGCTTCTTGCGCTACACGCAATTTTTCTGCGGCAGTTTCTTGGCGTTCTTTGGCTTGCCTGCGATTTTCAGCAACTTTGGCTTGACGAGCTTCTTTTTCTTGGTTGCGGTCATAGACCTCGTTAGCCACTTGCACATAGCTGCGCAGTTCTTCGTCTGTAATCCCGTCAGGTAAGTCAGGCAGCGACTGAATAGCGGCTAACTGCGCTTCTTCTGTATTTGCCGCGCCTACAGCGTCGATTACTTGCCACTCTTCGTCAGATGGTTTAATGCGAGCCAAACGTTTGCGTGCAGCTTCTACAACGCGCTGGCGACGCTCTTCGTACTTAGCGCGTACCTCGGCTTCTTCTTTTTCTAATAGTTCGCGCCGCTTGGCATCAATTACGCTACCCGCTTCTAGTTCACCTAGCGTGCGCGTAGCAAACACACGAGCTTGCCGTTCGCGACCAGAGGCAGCGGCTACCGTGCCTTCCTCTGCGGCCTTAAGCAGGCGCATAAGCACCTGTGCGCCTGCAATGCGTTCGTTGGCTCCAGCTTCGACCTCAACCTCGCCGGCCTGCGTTAGGTACAGCAGCTTGGGGAGCTTCTCAATAGCCTTGCGATCAGCGTCAGCTAGTGTCTCGTACTTAAACCCTAGCCTGTTCAGTTTAGTCTTGACCCAATCCAATAACTTCTGGAAGAAGGTCGGATCAGCCTGCATGACCTCTTCGGCAAGTGCAGGGTTTGCCTCAAGCGCGTCAATGGTCGCGCTGAAAATGTCTGCGGCAGACGAGCCTTGCTCGGTCAACAATTCTTCTACGCCCTCAGGCGTTTTCAGGGCTGTTTTTAATGCTTCTGCGCTGCCTTTGGTGTCAACAAGCTCGCCAAGTGCTTTTTGTCTTGCAGCGGCCCACACATTAGGCGCAGCAGCCGAGAGTCGTTGCATGGTTGCATTCCATGCTTGTCGGCCTTCTTTGCTACGGAAAATAGTGTGGAATGCCTCGTGCCGCGCAACCTTGCGCAACATTGCATCGCCAGATAACCGAGCATTTAAGAAAATAGTGTTGCCAGACTCAATCCCCTCAAATGCCGTATCGTCATTGCCTAGATCAATAAACTCAACCTTGACACCAAGGTCGGTCAAAATCTTTTCTGCGTTTTGCTGTTCTGTTGTTGCGGCAACAACCAACTTCGCATCTTTTAGCGAGTTGTACTTTTCTTTGAAGATCGGAGCTTTAGCCCATTTGGTTTTTCTTTCATCCCAAGCTGCTTGTTCCTCTGCGGCCAAAACTCGTTCAGCACCTGGCTTTGTGGCAGCACGGAACTGCTCGCCCATGCCAGCCTGCTCTGCACGCGCTTGAGCTTGACCGTATGCGCCAGCCTGCAACAGCTTTTCTTCCTGCGTAGGTGCTGCCGTCACAGCGCGAAGCTGCTCGACTAGCACATCGCGGTTTTTGCGGGCTTGTTCTAACTGCTGTTCAACAACCGCAATTTCCTCTGGCGTTCCAATCGGTGTAGGCTCTGTTCCCGCAACTGCCTCTGCTGGCCCTTGCAGTCGCGCCAACTCCGCTTCACCGGCAGCAACCAACTCTTGTGCTTGCTTGGCCGACTCCTCGACCACGCCAATTTTTTGCGCCTCAAACTCCTCGCGCTGCTTGGCAATGTCTGCCGTGAGCTTGGCTTCCTCTTCGGCCTCGACCTTCTTGCGCTCTTCCGCAAGGTTAGCAGCAATAGTAGACCGCGCCGTCAGGCCACCGATTGCGCTACCAGGCAAGAAGCCAAGCACGCCCGATTCAAGAAGCTGTTGGAAGTCAAACGCTTCTTCGGCTGACTTAATGCTTAGTGCGTAGTCGGATAGCTGATTTAAGCCTTCCGACAGCATCTCTTGACCAGCTTCTTCTAAGCCCTCAGCCAGCATGACTTGGCCGACAGTCAAGTTGCGCAGCGCACCGCCAGATGCCTTATTAACGCGCCCCAAACGCATAGCGGCGCGGTTTAGACCGACAGGCATGGCTTCCAGCGAACCAATGCCCATGCCGACAAAGTAAGACTTCCATGCGTCTTCCTCTGACTTCCCAAGCATGAGTGCTTCGTCGTACCGCGCAGCAGCGTTGCCAAGCGCACCCAAAGAACCAGCGGTTACCAATTGCGTTGCCTGCGCCACCTTTGCACCGGCGGCAACCGCCTCCGCGCCTGTCAGCGCAGTACGGCCAAACATACTTACGCCCGACAAGCCTTTGCCTACTGCGCCGCCCAAACCACCTGTAGCAGCAGATGCAAGCACAAAGCCGCCTGCCGAACCAAACGCGCCAGACACCTTGGCCGTCCACGAGTTCTGCAAGCCCATTACGCCAGGGACAGCGTTGTTAATGGATTCCTGTGTTTCACGCGCCCAGTCATCAATGCTGGACTCGCCCGTCATGCCTTCAATAGCAATGCCCAAGCCTTCAATAGCACTAGTAAAAGTGCCACTTAACCCGCTAACAAAGCTGCTACCTGCTTGCTGAAAATACTCGCCAATCGTGTAGTCGGCCTCCTCATCCATGAAGGCAAACTGATCCAAAGCGTTTGCGCCAAGCTGTGCCGGTGATGCCACCGCTTGGCTCGGTTCGTCCATGAAGGAGAATTGGTCGAGTTCGTTCATTGCTTTGAAACCTTACAGATTACCGCTGCGACCTACGCAAATAATTCTGCAAATCAGTAAGCGTGCCGCCCTTGTTGCCTAAAGCAGCAAACGCCAAGCGCACTTCTTTTTCGCTATATTTGTCCTCTAATTGGCGTACAGTTTTAATGTCTAGATTAAACTTTTTAGCAAGCTCAACTCGATAATCATCCATTGACATCATGCGCTTAGATTCTTCCGCAAGCCTTTGTTGTTCTAACTTTCTATCTTCTGCGTCTTTTTTAGGCTGCGCCGCGTTAAGACGCTTCTCGTTTTCTACTTTTTCAATTTTGCCGAATTCTTCTTTTGCAGCATCAAGCTGTCTTCCAGACAAAATTGTAATGTCGTTTTTCCATTTGCTAGCGTCAAAACCTTTTGCCTGCCCTAACAATCCAATTCGCATGGCATAGGCTCGTCCGCCTGGTGTACTTAGGCCATACTCCATCATTTGGTCAAATTCCTCTTGCGACTGAGGAATATTTAACAGTTCAGTTCTGGCATGGGAGTAATTTCCATACCGTTTTTCTTTCATAAACCAAACTGCATCTTTAATTTCTGTGCGAGTTTTTTCCTGAGTCCACTCAGCTTTAACTGCTTGCGCCTGCTTACTGGCTTGCTCAATTTGCGTTGTATATTCAGTTTCTTTTTTCTTTAAACGCAAATACTCAACTTCTTCTTGTAGCGTTTTTTGTTTTTTAGAACCTAGCTCTTTGATTCGAGCAAGTGCCGCTTGAGCCTCATCGGTGTTTACAATTTTATCTGTTGGAACAACAGGTGCTTCGGTAGATGGTGCGTTGTCCTTAGGCTTAACAACAGGCTCCCTGTTCATTGCCTTGCCAAAGTCGTTGGGATCTGCCTGCTGATTTTGGAAACGCCATTGAGCATACTCACGGCGAGCATCGCCTTTAGGAAGACCAATAGCATCAGCTTCGCGTTGCAATTGATTTACAATTTCCTCGGTTACAACAAAGTCCTTGCTGCCAATCGTAACCTTGCGTTGTCCTGGCAATGGAGCCTGCTGCGGCACTTGCCCTGTTGTTTGTCCCATAGCTGTTGCACCGCGCTGTTCAGCGTTGCCACCTTGAGACATAAAATTCTGCGTTACGCGGTTTACATAATCTTCCGCAGTAATGCCTTGTTGTTGCAATTCAAAACGTTCATCATCAGTCAGTTCGTTGTACAAGCGAATTGCATTGCGTTGGGCGTTTTCTAAAGTCATGCCCGTGTCGCGACGACCGTAATAACTAGACTGTGCTTCTCTTAACTCAGCTTCTGCTCTTGTAAGACGATTTTGTAACGCTTTGTTTTCGTCGTATTCAGCTTGCAGTTTTTTGACTTCTTCTTCTTTGTTGATCGCGCTGACCCACTTTTTCTTGTCGCCAATTAATACAGGCACTAGACCGTTTTGCGCGTTAGACAACAACTCCGATTTTTCTTGAGGAGTCAACAGCATATTAGAGGTGAATTCACCACGCGCTGTTTGCAAGGCTGCAACAGCACCGCCGTTGTTCGCCTGCATTGCTGTTGCAATACTTTGATCAATAGTTCCTAGTTCAAACTGCGTTGTTCGCGCACGAGTATTATTTGCGTTAACCTTGCCTAAAATAATGTCAAGCTGGTCTTGTAGTTTAGAAAGAGGAACATTGCGGTTATCGGCCTGTTCTACAAGCGACCGAAGAGTTGCTTCCAATTGCGGATCTTGCACAGGATTGCCTGCTGGATCAAGAACCGTCAACCCTCCAAAAGCCTTAATATCCGAAAGGCTAGACACAAATTGTTGTCGCGCTTGATCGTCAGCGACAAGCAAATTACGGCGTTCTACCTCTTTCAAATATCTGTCGGCTACATCAGGATTCATCTTGCCAGCAAGCGCACTTGCCTGCTGCATAGCTTTTTCGTAATTTTGTTGTACACCAGCGTATTGGCCTTTTTTAATTAATCCACCCATCATGTTGTTAAATGCACCCATGATGTTTTTAGGCTGACCCGGTTGCGTAGGAAACTGCGGCACACCTGGCATATTGGCTGCGCCACCTTGAATCTGTCCTCGCAAATCAGCAGCTTGACCTAGCAGGGCCATGCCTTCTTTGCCAGCTGCACGCTCTTCTTGCGCTTGAGCAAATAGCTCTTGCTGCTGACTAAACTGTGTTTTGGCACGTTCTTCTGCCGCTAGCTCCAACGCTGCACGCTGTTCGGCAAGCTGTAGCTCTTTGGCTTGACGCTGCCGCGCTAAATCCAGCTTTTCAGCTTCCATGCCAAGCTGCATGCCTTGAGCAAAGCCCGCAGCAAGGCCAGCCATTGCGTTGTTAATGCCACCGTTAGGACGAATAATTAGTGCCATAGCGTTTTTGTGTGCTAGATGTTCAGAAAATTGTTGGGCTGTTGCCAAATGCGCTAGTGCCGTTGTCATAGCCGCCACCGCCGCCGTATTTAATTCCGTAACCCAATAGCGTACCGCCAAGTTGAGTTAAGCTACCTGCCCATGCATTTGGATCTTGGAACTGAACATTAGCTTGCGTCCCCGCTTGTGCTGCCAATAAACCAGTATTAGCAGAAGCCCAGTTTTGATAAAAACCAGACATTGCACCATACGCGCCAGCTTCTGCTGATGCTTGCGCTTGTGCTAGTTGACCTCTCATGCCAGCAACTGATTCGTCAATACCAATCAACGTGCGGCTAAGGTCGCTGCTAATGCCTCGTGAAGCGTTGTCAAACGCAGTCGTGTTGTACAACCCGCGCTGGGTCATTGACTGCTGCATCTGCCCCGAAAGCTGCTTAGACTGATCGTATGCGCCTTGCCGCGCCGAACGACCGTACATGTCAGCGAACTTATTAGCCGAGGCAAAGCCCTTTTGCAGCGTGGGCAAAATCATTTCTTGCTGTTGCCGTGCCTGACCGTACATCCAGTCTTGGTCTTTTTTTCCTTGAGCAAACAGCTTTTGTAGATCTTTGTATTGTTTTTCAGCAGGGTCTTTCTTGCCAAACAAACCACCTAAAATGCCACCAGCAGCAGCAACTCCGCCCCATGTGATCGGATCAAACATTTTTATGCCCTCTTTTCGTCTGTTAGGATTTCATCTTCGACGACCTGATTGCCGCCGATAAACGTGCATCCGTAGAGTTTTGAAGCCCCACGGATAATAGCATTGCCGTAGACGCGAGACTCGAATTCTACGCGGGATGTGCCCTCGACAACACAGTTGCCAAAGCATTGGGTTTCGTGGCCCACAAAGCAGTCCCCACGGATCTGTGCCTGCTCGTAGATCCACGCATCGTCGCAGACCCAAGCGTTGCCGTAGACCTTGGCGGTCGAGTCGATCCAGACCGAGTCATCCACGACTGCGGTGTCAGCTACCCAGCCCCCGCCATTGGCGTGCTGGTGCGCCGCTACAGGGCCATTGCCGTCACCAAAGTCATAGGTTGTCATCGTTCTGCCACCACCACATGGCCCGTCAGCGTGACCGCCGAGGAGCTAGTGTTCTTGATAAAGGGGATGATGACTGACCCCGTGTAGATGCGGATGCCAGGGTCGCTGTACTTACTAAGCGTAGCAACATTGACCTGCGTGCAAGACAGTACGGTCAGCGGTCGGGCTACGCACAGCGACACCGCGCCGCCGCCAAGGGATGTGCCCAGCGTCACGCTCTGGATTGAGCGCACGCCCTTGTCGCCTGCCGCGAGCTGGAACCACACCACATTACCGATCACAGGAGTCGGCGGAATCTGGTCGCCAGCTACGGCCAGCAGCGTTGCCGTGCGACCAGCCGTACCAGCCGAGTTGGTGTAGCTAACCGTGCTTCCGCTAATCGCAGCGGCGTTGGTGTTGGCCGTGGTAGTACACAGGCCGATGACATAGCCCTCGCCGTCCGTGCTGCCGTTCAGGTCACGCGCAGGAAAGGTTGGTGTGGTGATCGCCTGAGCCGTGGTGGTCGTCACCACGATGCCTGTATTAGTCCACACGACATCGGCCAGCATGATCGTGCAGAGCGTGGTCGTAGCCGCCGCCGTCTCGGTGATGTAGAGCGAGCCTGTCGGTGTCCACAGCGTCAAGCTTCCGTTGTCCGCAGCGGTCGTGCCGTTAGTCGCTCGACCGTTGATACCAGGTGTGCCAGGCGACCACGCGCCCGTGAAGCCAGCGTCCTTGCCAAAGCTGTACCAGTAGGCCGTACCTTCGGTCGCTGTGCCGACCTTGTTGATCGGGATGACGCGACCAGTAATGCCTACGTTGACAGGACTGTTGACCTTCTTGTCGCCCGTTGCGTCATACACCGACCACTCGCAGCCGTCAGTCCATTGCAGCGACTCACCTGCCATGAGCACGGCCTTGAACAAGCAGTACTCTGTGCCGCTGACATCCTTCTTGACCGTCACGGTGTTGTCCGTGCTGGCGTGACGATTGAAGACCGAGATTGACTTTACTCCGCGCTGGGTTGACGATGCGGGAGCAGCGACAATCTGGGTCGTACCGACTGTGTTGATCGTGCCCTGACTGTCAGCAGGCGTGAACGCGCTGGTTGTCATGTCCACATACGACACGGCCCAGTCAATGTCAGCGGTCGAGCTAGTCGTGAGGTCTAGTGTCTTGGTCGTAGCGTCAAGTGTAATTGCCATTAGAATCCTCCGAACGCCATACGGGCCATGACCGCAGGCTGGTCTAGTCCGCTACCACCGCCGCCGCCGGGAGCTGCCCAAGTGCCGTCTGCGCGTAGGAAGTTGGTTGTGCCGCCGCCAGACGCAGGAGTTAGGCCGTCTTCTGTGTCGGTAAACAGCGGTAAATTTACCGCTGTGCCCGTGCTGCTCGTGAGGTCGCGTGTCGCCGCCGTGTAGCCGAGGTCGGTAACGAAGCGCGAGTCATCGCCAGCCGCTACAGTTCCAGCAGTTGTTCCAACATTTAAATTAGCTGAATTTCCAAGACTGGATGTAGCTGCATATGCGCTATCCCAATTTGCTTGGCTGCTCGTTGTTGGAATTGAATATCCAACATCAAAAGTTAAATCTAAGGATCCTGAACTTGTAACAGGCGAACCGCTAACGATTAACCCCGTTGGCGCAGACAAAGATACGCTTGTTACTGTGCCACTAGGACCTGGCGGCGTTGCCCAAGTGCCATCGCCAAGCAAAACTTCAGTAGCGACACCAGAGAGCTTTGGAAGCAGTCCATGTGCAGTAGTTGAACTATCTAAGTTTGTAGTGTCTGTCGGTGGTGCGCACTCGTCTAAGCGCGGAAGCGGGTAACTTGGCGCACGATATACGCCGTCGCCCGACAAAAACTTAGAAGTATCGCCGTCTAGCGCGGGCATCAAGCCTGGCGCACGCGGTGTGGCCGTAGAAATATTTGTCGTCAGCTTGCCGTTTGCGGTCTTGAGCGTTGTGTCCGTCTGCAACGACAAGGTCAACGGGCTATTGTTGGTTACCGTCAACGGCGGCGCGATGTTCAGTACCAGCGCACCTTCTTTGTCCAGCGTAAACGGCCCCGTCAGCGCAAGCGTAATCTGCCCTCGTTCGTTTAGCGTCAGCGGCGCGGCAATCGTCTCGTCTGTTGTCAGCGAGTTGCGCCGTTGGCGTTGAGGGTCGATACCGCGTGCTTGCCCAGATAAGCCAATACGCTTGGGGTCAGCCATTACGCTTCCTTCCTGCGGGGTACGCATCTAGGCGAATAGACTCTAGCGACCACCGCGTAAACGCATTGGCTTGCTGTAGCTCCATCCACACAAATGCCCCTCGGGCGCGTACAAGGTGGATTGGGTTGCGCCCAGGGACAAACTGCCCGCTTGCAACTGGCTGGCCTTTGTCATCCGGCGTAGTGCTAGCGTAGAGCTTGTAGTTGACCGCACCTTGGTTTGCCATCACGGCTGCAAGGTTGGTGATGCGTGCGTCAAACTCGCTATCGTCGGGCGCAATGGGGCCAATAAGCACCTTGCCGTCGATAAGCTGGCCGTCGTCGCTTGTAGCAAGCTTGTCCCAGCGCACAACGCTGCTGTCGTAAGTTCCGATCAGCAAGCAGCGGTCATCAGCAGCGTCACCGTCAATGACAACTGCGGCAGAGGGCTGCTTCGTTAGCGCAAAGGTGTCTTCGTACCACGCACCAGACTTGCGTTCCCAGAAGTAGTGCTTAGTGCGGCTAGCCGTGTCGGTAAACGGCATTAGGAAGACGTGTAGGCCGTCATCGTAGGTGTTCCAGAACATCTCGACGTAGAACTGCGACAAGTTGACATTGTTCAACCGCCGCTCAATCGTGGACTGCGTCATGGACACAGGCACGCTGCCTGGCTTCATGATGTACACGCCGCCACGCGATCCGAAGAAGTACAGCGTGCCTTCTGGATCCTTAGCCCACGAGCGTCCAAACGCAACGCCGGTGACATCCGATACAAGATCAAACACACCGCCGGCCATCGGGTCACCGCGCATCATCCACAGCGACGAATCGCAGCCAAACAACAGCAAGTCGTCGTTGTAAGGAATGAGGCTGTTGATCAAGTCAGGACACAAGCCAGCGCGAGCGTTGTTACCGCTGATAGCTTGCGTAGCTGTTTGAACAGCTGGGAAAGTGTCCCAACCGGTAGGATTGCCTTGCTCGCTCATGTGCCAGTTGTGCGGATCGTCAGCACCACGAGCTAAAACCGCACGGCCACGCCAGTTTGTTACAAGTTTGCACCGGTTAGGCAGCGTTCCAGCATCAAGCGCTCTCCACTCCAGCACCGTGTCGTTGCGCGGGTCAAACACGCGGTATGCCAAACCATCAGTAAAATACACTTTGCCAAACAGCACCGCGCAGTCAACATACGGCGCATTAGCATCTAGTTCCGGTTGCGGCAAAGTATCAACGCCAACAGGCGAACTTACACCGCTTGGCGTAATCTTTTTGATTTTGCCGTTAGATACAGCAAGCAATACCTGCGCTCGTGGTGATGGATTGTTTGAATCAGAAACACTAGCAACAATTTCATATCGTTCAATTGTCTGCTCGTCACCTGTGCCGTCTTTTAACACGTAGACATTTTCTGCACGCGGATAAGTGTCGGGATCTAATGGGTCAGGAATACTTGGAAAATCAGCGGAAATGCTATTTCCAATGCGATATTCTGGCGACACAAACTCAGGCGCAGCCTGTAAAACAACGTCGCCATTGGTGTCCTTAGACAACAGGGCAATCGGCGTGTTACCTGCATCTTTGCCTACGATTGACCAGCCGACACCGTATGCGCCACCTGCAAAGGTGAACGGGTAGTACACATTATCAAACGCATCTTTAGACAAGTGCGGAATGTAGTCGGATGTTGCGCTAATAGCAGTTGTACTAGAACTAGCTAACGTTCCAGACCACGCATCAGAAACAACTTGAGTAGCCGCGTTGTAAACCAACTTGCGACCGTTGCCGTTAACATTCGGCCAACTGTACGTGCCATCGTTTGTAGAACCCGTAAACTGCGGATCACCCATAGTATAAAACGCAGCTTCGGTTGCCATAATACGCAAACCAACGCCTGCGCCAAAACCACTTAAACCGTCTACAACCCAGCGATACGGGCCGTCAATTGACTCAAGGCATCCAGCAACTGCTAGCGGACTAGCAATCACAGCGGCTTTGCTAACGGTGTCCGTGTCCACAGAACTCGGCGGCGCATTGCGATACGGATGCGGCCAGTTGCCAAAAACGTAGGTCGTGTTCATGGCAAGTTGCGGCGGCGTATGATTGCCCTTAGGCAGCAAATGCCAAATGCCCCACTTCCACGCTAAATAGCCTTCAATTTTTTCGCACAGCGTTGCATTTGCGTTAGTAATGTTAGGAGCAAATGTTGCTGCGGCGCTATGTAGGCTTGCAGGATTTACAATAGCAGTAGTTGAACTGCCGCCCCACGTAAATGGATAGGTAATTGGCATTCCAGTATAATATGTATCAAATGAATCACCTTGATCGGGATAAGTGTATTCTCGTCTTGGCCCTAAAACGCCACGAATTTGCCCGTAAATTTCTACTACATCACCTCTTAACAAATCAACTCCATTAACTGGATCGCAAAGCAAAATATAATTAAAATACAAATATGGGAATGTATTTCCCGTAGTACTAGTATAGTAAGGCGAAATTAAATTTGGCTCTTCTCCTTGGCCTAATCCGTTGTTGGAATATGTGTCTTTAGTAGCTGTAAATGTTTGAGTTAGCGCTTTGCACGCTAAACCTAATGTGCGCGGATATTGTGGAACATATGATTGGTCTAAATTGTGCAGCGTGATGATTTCTGCAACTTGACCTTTAAACCAGTTAGTTGTTGATGCAGACAGGCCAGGCGCTTGACGACCCAAATAAAAACCAGCAGAAGCACTAATTTGCACTCCACGCCAACGGTCAATAGGCTGTCCATTAAAACGATAATGGCATTCAAGTTCAGTAGTGCCATCGCCTGATCCAACTGCATAAATAATAGTTAAAACACTAGCATTGTTAACTGTTGACAAAGTTGCTGGCGCGGGAAATTTGTAAGCTCCAGCGCCAATGTATGACATTTGATTTCCACTTGTCGCAAACGGTGGATTGGGATTTTCTTGTACGTTAGTCCCATTGTAACCTTGAGACAATTTACTCCAAGAAAGCGCACTATCTGGTGTAGCATACAATAAAACCTTATTTGGGTTGACTTGCCCAGGAAACATAAGGTTTTGTAATTTGTGTACAGCTACATGCAAATCATGTTTTTCTGGCAACGATGTATCAACCCCACACAAATAAGTTGGAGCTGTAATCGGATTTTCATCTTCTGCTACTTGTGGCCTAAACACAATGTGCATAGCCCATTTGGCGTTTGCATAATTAGGAAACGCTGAAGCAGAACCATCGCTAGACTGAGGTGTTGTCGGCTGTCCTCCAACGGTATACAGTTGCGAAGCACCATCAAAATCAAAACATGGCTGACCAGCCCAGCCAGTTGCTAAGTACTTTGGCCCCGTTTCGGTAAGCGTGCAGCCTAAGTTGCGTCCTGCACCGCTTACATCAAACCAAGCCGTAACTCGTTCATTGTCAGTTACGCCTTCCATTTGAGAAGCGTCATACCAAGACCAAAGTTTGTCATTAGGAATCTGAGCTGGAGTCCAATCGACCGCAGTTGGTCTGTAATTTGGATATTGTTGTGAATGTTTTTCGTAACGATTTAGGTTAACTGGAGAAGTAAAGCAAACTTTTCCGTCAGCTAACACATCAATATCGCACAATGGATACGGCATTTTTCTACGAGCCGCTTCTTCCATGCCTGTACTGTAAATTTCATCGTAAGCTACAACATAGCCCACCTCTAGCAATGGATCATTAGCTGCTGCATACAGCATTCCTTGCTGTAAAACCAATTTTTCAATTGTCAACTTTGGTTCAAATGCATAATCCAAAACAGGAGGAACATCTGATTCAGATTCTTTATATTTCCAGATTCGTGTTTTACTTAAAGATGTCAAATTTGCAAGCTGCGATGGGCTAATTGCTAGGTCAGCAGCGTTTTTGTGACCTGTTCCAATCCATACACCGCCTGCATCATCTACAGCTAAACCACGGATGTACAAATTGACATCTTCTAAGCCTGCTGGTGCAAATGTGTACACAAGCACGCCGTTCTTGTTAAACTTTTGCACCGTGCGGCCAGCGTCAACTACATAAACATTTTCTTTGTAGTCCACAACGCAATAGGTGCTGGCGTTTGAGTTGTTGTTAGCCTTCTCCCAAATCAACTTAATATTGGATGAGTCTAAAGGCACATACCGCAGTTGACGGTTGTCGTACACAACCTTCTCAAACCGCTTGACACGTGCCTCCATCGACTCAACTACATACTTTGTAAGCCCACTTCTTTGAGCACCACGGATGCGTCCTGTGATGGGGTCTTGCCCCCGCACATTGATTGCTTCGTTTGTAGTTCCGCTAGGCTGCTTGGACTGCGCGACATTGTCGTTTAGTCCACCAAGCGGAAACTGTAGCTCAAAGTTTGCCATGGGTTACTGCGGGCGGTAGAACGCTGTCATTGAAGTAATAGCACCTCCGCCTGCAAATCGAATGTGAAACCCCCCAGGCATAAATACACCTGCATCGCCACCAAGGTCAAACGAATGAGTCCCTTGACTTGGAGCCGCAAAGCTAAAGACAGCTGCACCGTTAGCTAGGTGGACTGAACAAGTATTTCCTGTTGCTGTTGCGTTAAATTTTACGGTCTGAAGAATTGCATTGCGGTAACTTGTTTTAAAAACAGAGTCTGCATATGTAGTTGTACTTCCACCAACTCCATCTGTTGGATATGCATCGGTACCGGCGGTTGTTTGCGTTACCCAGTTACACGGTTGGTTGTCGTGAATGTTTTCGGCCATGGCTCAGATTTCAGGGTGCGGGGTTTGCGACGGTGTAGGGAGAAGCCGGAACGCCAGGGAGGTAGGTTCCCACGGCACTCAGACCTGTTTGCAGCGGAGGCCCGTACTGGTGCTGGATCATACCATCTCGTTCGGCAGCAGTAAGGAACAAAACGCCCGTGTATAGCGCTTGCAGGCGAGCGTCTAACGAGCCTTGATCTTCCTCCTCGTAGCCTCGAGCAAAGGCACGCAGGATTTGGATGTACAGCGGCTCAATGTACTCAGGGATGTTGATGAAAGAGGACTCGTCGAGGTTTGCGGGAGGAGTCCAGCCAGCGCGGTAGTACACCGTCAGCGCTTGGTTGTCGGTCGTGACGGGCGTGGGGTATAGCTCCAAGATCGGCAGAGGAGCGCCGCCCGTGGGGTTAGCGCGAGAAACAAGCGAAACCCAAGTCATCGCCAAGCCTACGCCGATGTTGTGCGAGCGCAGGCGCGAGATCTCGTTGATAGAGGTAATCCTGACGCGATTAACAAGCCCCTGGGTGAACTGGATAGAAATAAGGTCGCGCAGGTCGGAGGGGCAGGTTGACCACGACTGACCGCCTGTAAAGCCGATATACGCCGATTGGCGCTCTAGCCACTTCCACTCGTGCATGGTGCAGAGGAACTGGCCCGCTTGGTTGATGACCGTCATGGGGTCAATCGTCTGCGAAGGCAGAGCGTTGCCTAGCGTGTGGCGGATGTGATCAACGCAGCGTGCGGCGGTTAGGGTCATAGTCGTGTGTGTTCGGGTTGTAGGGGAGACGGACGCGCCGCCTCCCCCAACTTAGCTATGTCTCAGCGTTGCATTTGGAAGCCGTGGTAATCCACGGTCAAAACCTTGTCTGCGGTCGTTCTTTGCACACCCAGCACAGGGTACAAGTCCAAGCCAGCGAGGCTGACCGTAGACTTGGCTACCAATGCGCCGTTGACAAAGAAACAGGTTTCGGATCCCGTCCAGCAGATCGCCAAGTCAACGTAGGTGTTGGCAACCAACGACAATCCTGTGGAAATCGTTGTGCCAGCAGTAGCCAGCGATGCACCTGCCGTACCAATAGCGCCGTACTTAATGTCGGCGGAGGTAATGAAGAACAGCGCTCCCTTGCAGTTAGTGCTAGTAAACGGGTTAGCGTTACCGGCTTCCATACCAACGTAGATACCGTCAGTAATAGAAGCCGATTTTAGGCGCACCGAGTAAGTAAACGCCTTGCCAGCCGAAATACGAACCGGCATATTCGTGCGAATACCGGCATTACCGTTAGCTGCGCTACCGGTAATAGTAATAGCACCGCCAGGTTCACCAGACGTTACCGCTGCAACCGTGTTGGTAGAACCGGTTGTTGCCGTGCTGTAAGCCTGTGCAAGAGTAATTGAGCCAGACACAAAGTCATCCCAGAACGAAATGGCGGGAGTAGCGCCACCAGTCAAGGACAACGGTTGGTCAAGGCCAACTCCGGTAGGCAAACCTACAAACGGAAAGTAAAAGTGCTTGTCTGTGTACATAGTCTTATTCCTTTCCTATCAGTAGGCCGAGTAGACCTGAGCCGGAGTCAACGTGGTCGACGGGAACGAACCCGTAACCGTGCCAGGAGTGATGATCGCGTGCGTGTGACGCGCCGTGCAGACGTTGTTGAAGTAGCTGTTGATGTAAACAGTCTTCGTGAACGGCTGGTTGAACGGCGACATCGGCGGCTTGCGAACGAAGTACTTGTCCTTGTGGAACACAGTCTTCAGGTACTTGGCGTTGAGCAAGTAGTAGCGCGGGCCGCGACCGGCAGCAAGGGAGTCGCCTTCGGACACCATATCATTGCCACCAGCAGTAGTGTTGAGATACAGCGGAGCTGCATCCAACTGCGGCACGTACACGATTTCCATACCGGCGTACATCGGGCCGTTGAAGGCCGAGTCAGGGCTAGTACGGTTGGTGTACCAGTCTTGACCTTGACGCAGCAGGTCGGTCATCACGAGAAGACCCTTCTTCGTGGTGAACGACGCAATGCTGTTCCACGTGTTCGGCTCGAAGTAGGCTTCCTTGCCAGCGGGCGGACGGAAGTTCAACTGCAAGAACGCATCGTCCATCGCATTGATGACGTTGCGAGCGCCGGCAGTCGGCTTCACGGCGGGGCTGTCGTAGCCGATCACTCGGTTGCGCCACTTGGTTTTGCCAACGGCGGTCGGGTTGATGGTTTCAACAGTCGTAAACGCACCTGCACCGCCAACATCATTAAACAAGCCGTTAGCTTGTTCGTTGATGAACGCCGGGATGGAGTACGGCTCTTTGCCAGCCGCAGCTTCCATCGTGCTTGCATCGGGAACCGCCCACCACTTGGTTTCCATGCCGTTGCAGATCGAGGTCTGCACGCGCATTTCCAGCTTGGTGAGGAGCGACTTGTATTGCATGAAGCGAGCGTCTTCGGTGTACGAAGAGCCAGCGTTCAACGCTTCTTCTTCTTCCGTCCAGCTATAGCTGTCAACGGCGAAGCGCCACGGCGACGACCAGCGCGTAAGCACCTGGGGCATCGTCGGGGTCTGGGGGTCGTTGGGCTGATACATCGAGAAGGTGTTAGCTTCGTCGAACATCAACTCGTCGCGGATTTCGGAACCACCCTGAACGATCTCAGAGTATTCCTTACCGCGCACGAAGCGCGCCCATGAATAGTTTTGGAGTTGAGCAGCGTTAACGAACTTTTCCGGCCCCGTAAGGAGCAGCGGGCCAGTCGCTTCTGCCCAGTCGGCAAAAGATACGATTGCAGGCATTTTTCAGTCTCTTGTGATTTTGTTAGTAACCATCTACGCGACGACGGGCCTCAGCACCTGTCAAATTCTCATTCGACATAAGGTGGAAGATGGCGCGATCACGGCTCATACCGTTAACTTCGGTTGAACCGCTCCTTTTGGGGACGCTGGATTGCCCTGCGTTGCGTTTTTGGTCGATTGAAGTTCTTTGCGCCTTGAGTCGTGCGTTGATCTGCTCCCTAAACACAACTTGGGCAGCATCGCGCATAGCAGCTTCGGCTCTCTCATTGAGATCGTCGATGTCTGCGTATGCGCCGCTTTCCGCAAGTCGTTGCATAGCTTGCGTCACTTGCACAAACCCTTCCTTGTCCCGTAGCTCAGGGAAGTCGGCTGACAACGTATTGCGTGCATTAGCCAATAGCATCTGAGTGCTAAGACCAGCCGCTACCTGCAACTGCTGCTCGAGTGCGCCGTAGCGCTCGGCAAGCGGTTTGGTAGCGTTTTGCAATGCGTCTGCAAAAGCCTCCTCAGCTTCGTCGCCCAACATGAAGGTGTCAGCGAGCTTCTTGGCAGCAGAGCGGATGTAAGCCTGTTCGGGTTGTTCTACAGCCTGCGTGGCCCGCGTAGACTCCGACTGGTTATCCGGTTTCTTTGCTTCCTTCGGTTCTGCCTGACCGTTCTTCTTGAGAGCGGCAAACTCCTGCGCCATCCGGTCGGTTTCGCTTTGCATTTTGGATAGCTGGCGACCCCACTTGAGCTTCACCTCTTCGGGAAGCCCTTCCATGATGTCCTTAGGAACCTTGGCGCGGCGCAGAGCGGTTAGGGCGCGTTCTTGCGCCTTCGCATCTGTGCCGTCAACTTCCGGCCCCTCGTCGTCTTCGGATTCGGAACTTGTAGGCTTAACCAGATTAGGCTCTGGCGCTGCCTTCGGTTTGACAAACTTGCCATCCTCACCACGCTCTTTGCGCGATTCGGATTGCTCTTTAGGTGCAGCGTCTTTCTTAGCGCGTTCGAGCGCTTCTGCTTTTACGGATTCCTTTTCCGCAAGCTCGCCAGCAAGGCGATCATAGACGGCACGCGCTTGTTGTTCAGCGCTGGGTTCTTGTTGCGTAGTCGTTTGCGTTGTATCAGCCGTTTCCGTATTCATACTTGTATCCTGTTTTAGCTGAAAACTCGCGGACTTCCCTCATGTTTTGGAAACACGGCTTGCCTGTGCCAGGTTCGTGATGTGGCGCATCTGGATGCCACCGTGGCAACGAGTGCGACACAAAATTAGGCTCAAACAAACGCACCTCTGTTTTGGATGTCGAGATGATCCGCGAATACTTCTTGCCCTTGTGCGTGATAGTTTTGCCAATCTTCGGCGCTTTTGTCATCGGGTATTCCCGAATAATGATCTCGCCGTCATCAGCTTGGAATTCGTACTGGGCCATGATTATGAACCGCTGCTAGGCTTTCCTTGGGTTTTAGACTTGGTTGGATTCACACCTGCACCAATCGCCTTACCAAAGCCTTGGTTTTGAGCGAGCTTCGGAGCGTTGCGTACTGGTTCAGGTTGACCGCCGCCGGGGCGACCACCCATTTGACCAGCACCGCCGCCCGACATCATCTGCATTTCCATATTCATGGAAGCCATCTCAGCGGCAGCGTCAAGGTTCAGGTACTGATCGAGGTCAGGCATGTTGAAGGCTTCGCCCCAACGCTTAAGCCACGACTTCCAATCCCAGAAAGGAATGGACATGACAGCAGGCAACATCTGCATGACTGCGTTGCTAGCCGCAATCATCTTCTGCACTTCGCTGCCGTCGTTGCGGACAGCGTCGATGTGGATCTCCAAATCGTCAAAGCTCATGCCCGAACCTTCTTCGTCGGTATCGGTCATCTGCCCCAGCATTTGGATCATCGCGTCGCCTTGGTCACGCGGCATATAACCCGCCTTGACGGCGCGGCGAATGCCTTCGGACATTTGCTCAGGCGATTGACCGCCAACGAACACGCCGTACTCGCGGCCTAGCGGCAGCACGCTGCGCTCGTCTTGGTCGAAGTACCACAGCACGCTGCGGAACAAGCGTTTCTCAAACTCCACGAACTTCATGTCCACGAAGCCTGTCAGCGCCGAGCTAGCTTGGGCAGCAATGGCGTTTTCCGTGGCCGTGCCTGCACCGCTGACTTGACCACGGACAGCATCGCCCATGGCAAGGTTGCGGTCTACGCGCCCGCGAAGCTCAAACTCGCGCATTTGAGCGTCCTGAGATGCGCCGCCAACTTCAATCTCGATAACCTTGTTTTTCTCAATGCCGCTAACTGCAACAATGTCACCGTCTGGCGCAGCGGCCAGCTTGTTGATCATTGCGGGCTTCAGGCCATCGACCAACGCAAGGGTCTTGCGGCGTTGCGCAGCGTTGTTGTTAGCACGAGCTTGGTTGTTTAGCTCTTGGATCTGGCCTTCGTTAGCCGTTAGCGCAGACAGCGGCGCAGACTCGTCAGGCACGGTGTACTGACCGCCAACGATGTACGGCCCCCAACGCGGCCCAAAGAACGGCCTGGGGTCACGCAGGTACGCTGCTTGGCCTTTGCCGTCTTCGCTGGCCCACGCAACGGTGAAGATCGTGCCGTGGTAGCGCGTCTTTTCTTCCTTGGACATACCGCTCCAGAAGTCATCGTCTTCCGGCAACGTGTACTCAGGAACCCAAATTTCGTAGTAAATAACTTCGTTACGAGAGGGCGTTTCACCGTACTCGTACTTGTTACGAAGCCCTTTTGCATCAATGTCCGTAGGAACAGACTC